TAAGGTTGTCCATTGAATGGGATTTGGTCAAGCGTGAATTCAATATCGCTTAGTTGAGCCCAATTTACTGGGGTCTCATTTGACTCCTTAACTTCTTCTATCCGCGATGCCTCAAGAAAAGAAATGTTATGGTGTGCTAGTAAAACGTTTTTTCTATCGTCCGCATCTAAACAACCACATTCTTGACAGAGAGCCGCAAAATAAGGATTTCCAAAAACTGAGCTTAATTTGTAAACTTTCCTCATGGCTTTCTTAAATGACGAATGCATATCTTTATTGATCGAAGTCTTAACACACGACCATAATCCAAACATAATGATGTGGTCTAAAAAATAATGCCTTTTATTTAAATAGGTAAACGGTTCTCTAAGTAGAAATCTATATTGTTTCCAAACCTTTTCCATTTGGTCGGAATACATACCATTACCAGTTATTAAATAGGTAACCCCTAGCAATGAGCACGCAAAAACAGCATCATATGCGGTAGCCGTAGCCCTATGTCGTGTTGTTAAGTCTCCCATTTCAAAATAGTTTTTCATTAGTTCGTTAACAGCATAAGTAAATTTGTGAATCAATTTAGGTCTCAAATATAATTGAGAGCTGGGCTCAAAGGTTCTAATCATTCCAAACGCTAAACTCATCGGCATAGCCGGAACACACCGACCATCAACAGGAATTACAGAACTAAGCGTGTATTGCTTAAACCCACGTATAAACCCACCATTTTTAGGGTCGAAAAAAAACTCCATCCCATTTATTAAAGCCTGATCATAGTTAGCCCATACTGCAGAACCCGTCCTTAAAGCTTGGTGGTCACCATGTAGATCATCTTTTAATGGATTATTTACCGCATGAAGTCGAGGATTATAGAACGCCGTTTCATCATCAATAAAATGATACTGCGAACGCATAATTTCGTTCACCTCATCAAAATCTATATTTAATTTACGGATATATGCGTCACTACTCATTTCGGTCAAAATCGATTGATCAAAAACTTTTTTTATAAATAACTTTCTATTAAATGCTTTACGCCCAGCGTTGATAACCTTAATTCCCAATACTTTTAAAGGAGCAGTGAGCCAGAAAATTATTTTATCAAACATGCTTTTAAGATTTCCTTTTCTTAACTTGGTTGTGTTGTCGTTAATGCCTACCGTTATTTTTAGGTAATATCCTAGAAAAGAATACCGATAAAACCACATGCCTCCTCAAAGGTAGTAAGTCGAGGCGGTATAGTTTGGGCAATCAAAGTCTTCATTTGCTCATTGGCGCGTTTTGTTTTTGCTATCAGGGAAACCCCGGTAACTGAGGCTTGAACCCTATTCCCGGTCAAACCCGTACGCTCATTGATAGCCTTTAAAAACTTAGTCATAAAAAACTATACCGCCTCGATTGAAATATATTGACTCATTGCATATCAAATCATGATTGCGTTAATTAACTTTTTCGATTTAAATGGTGATCAGTGGTCCCGTGGGCTGCTAACCCGATCAAAAAGCCCCAGTGGGGTGAGGGAGAAAGATTACTATGGCACAAGGCAAAGGCGGATACCTACCCAGGAAAGAAGTCGACTGGGAACAATTCGATAAACTCTGCGCACTACAATGCACACAAAATGAAATCGCATATCAAATGAACATGTGCACCAACACTTTAGCAGCGCGCGTTAAAGAAAAATATGACATGCGTTTTTTTGATTTATTCCAGGAAAGAAGGGCTCCCGGTCTTATCGCGTTAAGAAATAAACAATACAAGGTCGCCATGGATGGGGATCCTCAGATGCTCAAATGGTTGGGCGTAAATTGGTTAGGTCAAGTTAGCTCTAAAATAACGATAACCGATGAGCGGCCTATTAATTATGTAACCCCGGAAAGCATGACTGAAGAAAACGATGCAGAATACGCACGAAGCAAATCGACTAATGGAGGCGAGCCCTCTGATAACTTTTCAGAAGAAACAACTTTTAGCGAAAGTCAGACATTTAAAACAGATTGAACTAAGAAAAGATCCTGCTAGAAATAAGTTTATCTTAGCCGGCCGCCGAGGCGGAAAAACTAGTTACATAAAAGAGGATATTTTAGAGCAGGTAGCGAAAAGCCCTGTTGGTTCTGAATTTTTCTATTTCGGACCTACAAATATGCACGCCTTGGAACTAATGTGGGAGCCACTACAAAACCGCATGTATTCAATGGGCTGGGATTTTAGACCGTTAATATCTAAACGCAGATTTGAGTTATCCGGAGGCAGAAAAATATTTATATTTGGAGCCGAACGAATAGAAAGAATTTTAGGTCATCAAGTGAAAAAAGTTTGGCTTGATGAAATAGCCTTTTATAAAAGAGATATTTTCGAGATATACCGAAAGATTAGACCATCATTAACAGAATCCGGCGGAGGCATGACCTTAGCCACAACTCCAAACGGAAAGAATACTAAAGCTTACGACTTTTATTTATCAATCCTACCACTAGAAAATTGGAAATATTTTCATTGGAAAACTATTGAAAATCCATTCATTGATCCATTTGAAATTGAGGAAGCCAAAAAAGATTTAGATGAGAGAGCCTTTAAACAAGAGTATGAGGCAGGATGGGAGTCATTCGAAGGTTTGGCTTATTATAATTTCGATGAAAAACTTCATCTTGTGCCTTGTCGATCCATTAACAGGCAATTTCCGCTAGAAATATGCATGGATTTCAACGTAAACCCGACAACGTTATTGGTTACTCAAAATGAGGAAAAACTAAGGGTGAAAAGGGAATACTCTTTAAAAAATTCTAGTACAGAAAAAACAGTTGAGGCATTTTGCGAGGATCATAAGGATTATAAATCATTCCCTATACTTATATACGGTGATGCTGCTGGAAATAACAGACATTCTGGGACTGGGTTTGCAGATTACTATTACGTTAGGCAAGTGCTAGAGCGCCATGGCTTTCAACATAAATCAAATCTACTTTCAAAGAATCCTCCTATCATAGATAGGGTAATGCATTTAAATGGTTGGCTGAAAAATTGTTACAGCGTATCTCGACTTGAAATCGATCCGTCATGTAAGGATTTAATAAGAGATTTAAGCTCACAAGAGACCGATGGGCGATATCCTGTTGAGACCGATATTATAGGCCATAAAAATGCTGCGTTAGGTTATAGGGTTTACTACCAGGATTTAATGGGAAAGCGTGGTGCTCAGAAATCAATTCAGTTATGATTTTTTTATAGGAAAGAGGAAATTAGAATGCTTTTAAAAGAAAATATTCAAACGTTATTAAAATATATCCAAGTCAATGCGCCAACGATTGACCATAATAAGCAATTATTTAATATTTATGAAGGATTTCTAGCCGACTATATCCTTGATGATTTAAAAAAACAGTTATCGCCTCAGTCATTTGATCAAATCAAATACCGCTTAAGCCCGATCAATGTTTTGACTAGAGTTATTCAGAAGCTTAGCCGCATTTACGGGAAGCCACCATTGCGGGAATTACAAATTGAAAATGATAAAGATAAGGAATTAATTGGGTTTTATAAAAAGTCATTTGAATTAGACACGCTTATGAGCGTTGGAAATGAATTTTTTAATTTATTTAAAAACACTTTAATAGAGCCCTATATAAATAAAGGTAAAGCAAAACTGAGAGTGTATCCTTCTGATCGGTTTTTAGTATTTAGTAACGATTTTGTCGATCCGACTAACCCAACTCACGTCGTTAAGTTTATGGGGAAGCAATCTTTTATGCATCCCCAGAGCACAGATAAAAACAAAATCATGGAAGAATTAAATGTATATTATATTTATAGCGACGAGGAGTTTCTCCCTATAAATGAGCGGGGTCAAATACTCCAAAGCGTTTTAAATGATATGAATAACCCAGAAGGTGTAAACGTTTATGGGGTTTTGCCTTTTGTTTATATTAATAAAAGTCGTCATAATATCATTCCGTTAATAGACACGGACACTTTAAGGATGACAAAAATGTTTCCTATTTTGTTATCTGATTTAAACTACTCTTGCATGTATCAATGCTTTTCTATTATTTATGGGATCGACGTCGACAATGAAAATCTAACCATGAGCCCAAATGCATTTTGGAGTTTCAAATCAGATCCTTCAAATAATAAAACCCCAAGCGTTGGGAGCATTAAGCCACAAGTAGATATTGCTCCCGTTATTGGTTTTATAGCGGCGCAGTTATCCTTTTGGTTGCAATCTAAAAATATTAGACCGGGAGCAGTTGGCGATATCTCCACGGAAACAATGTCTAGTG